TAATACTCTATTTTGAGATTAGACGAAGAAAGTCTTTCATCAGCATCAAGATACTTTTGCATTGTATCTTTATCTCTGATTTTTTTAGGAAAAGGATTTTTTATATAAACATCTGGATCTGCTTTACCACCATAGTATTCATATCTTTCATGTCTTATATTTTTTCTCTGCTGTTGTGCTTTCTTCATTAAAAGAAAGATATTATTATAAAGATCAAAATATTTTGCATGAAGCATGGGAATATTTAAAGATTCAGTGTGTAAATTATCTGGGTCAATTTTAGAATCCTCTTCCCACATCTTTTGGATTCCATTCAAATCAATCATAAATTAACATTCAGTACCATTTATTTCTCTTATGTTGTATATAGTATACTTAAAAGTGACCTCTGCTGTGAAGTATTCTAAGTCTGTTTGAGTAGCATCAAAATCTAATGTAGATAAACTTATAGGAAACATATTCTCAAAAACTATTTTAAACTTAGGATTATTAACAGAATCTAATACAGTTAATGTTCCATCAGAATATAAATTTAATTGACTTTTATTAGGTTGTGATATATCACTCTTCTCTTTTTGATAATCATATAATTCTTTTAAACTCTCTGGGAATCCAAGTCCTCTCATCCAATGCTGAATCTCTTGATAATTCTCTAGATCTTCATCTACCAAAAATCTTAAAGTAAAATCTTCAAAATCCATCTTATCCCCTGGTAAGGGAATATCTTTTAAATAAGTAGGGAACTGAGCAACCCCTAAACTCATAGCAGGAATATTAACAGAATTACCAAAGTAAGCAACTTTGGGTGCTCTATTTAATTGAAATTGAAAACCAGTAGGCGATAAAAAATTCCTATTTTCAATTTGTCCAACTATAGTCTTTTTAACAGCCATGATCTTTTTAATTATTTAGATACTCATATTCCATTTTTACTTTATAAAATAAATTTCTAAGGTAGGTAAGTCTTTCCTTTTCTGAAGGATGTAAGGTTGAAGAATTTTCTGCGTATGATTCTATACAATCATACAGTAGTCTGACTTCTTTTATTCCTACATCTAAATTCAGAAAAGGTTTTTCTTGCATTACTACCATTTAGTAACTGTTAACTCAATTGAATTATCATCCATTTCCCATTCTTCCTGAACAGAAAATCCCATATCCTTTATAGTATTATGTATGGTCATTCTTGCGTATTGTTGAGTAACCTTTTCTATAAACCTTTTTGGTGGGATAGGATCTTTCCAAGTTTGTATATCTGCTACTAATTCATATACACCATCTTTATTCAAACGAAACCCAATATCATTACCTATAGCAACATCCACTTGCCATTCTTTATGTTCATGGTCAAGTGGATTTTCTAACTTAACATCTTGCACCACATTATATTGTAGAAGTTCTAATGCTTCTACAAGTTCAGGTTTGTTCTTGATTTTCGTTCTGATTGTGCTGAAGTGTGACATTTTCTTGTGATTGATAGTATTCAGGTTTAGTTTCTATATAAGAAACTTCACCAAGTTTTTCTTCTATAGATTTAGTTAGTTCTTGACATTGATTACCAATGACACCAATAACTTCCTCAGTTACGTAACCATCTTGTCTGATGGTAAATTTAAGACTTTGTGGCATAATTAGAAATTTTTTGGATGAGTAACAACATCACCATGTATCTCACCTATATCATCTATGTGAGCATGATCTACATGATCAATTTGTTCAATATGTCCATGATCAATATTGATATGAGCACCACTCTCTAGAATTGTAGCAATCCTTTCAAGTGCATCAGCAATTCTATCTGCTGGAGAATTTTCATTTGTCATTATACTCTTCTCCTAGTAACAGTAACAGGATCAACAACCTTTACTTTATATACACTCTTATCCCAAGCATGTTGGGTTTTACGAGCAAACCTGTAATCTAGTTTTTTCTTACCCCAATAAAGTCCAACAAGCCATAATGTAAAAATAAATCCCTCAACCCAAGTGAGTTCAGTCCAAATTTTGTAG